AAAAGTTAATATACGATTAGCCACATACCATGAGTATTGATCTAAAATAGCCTCGGCTTCATCAAACATTTTATTTTTCACACTAGCCATTAAAAACCTTCCTTGTAAATCCAATCGTCTGGTTCTTCTGTATCAAAGTCAGCTTCCTCGATTGTATCTACTTTAGTTGTATTAATATCATCAAAATAATCTCTGTAGCCATCATAGACAATGTGATCATCTGCCGTGTCATGGTTCATGTTCTTGAAGCCAGATCTAATATCCCACATTTTTTGCTCTGCTTCCTCTTTACTGTCAGCAACTACTGTAAAATATTCTTTAACGAGTTCTGAAAATTCTATCTTGTATATCTTTTTACCTAGATCTTTTTTCTTAATATAAAGTTTACTCATATTTCCCCCTTTTAATTATCCATTCACAATCATCAGTATAAATCGCATCATATTTGTGTTGCACTTGATCCATCTCACAACCAAAACAAACATCACCGAAGCAACGACAACTATTGCAATCTTTGTTAGGTTTTACAAAGTCTAAATTTAGAAGAGTATAACCATTAATTTCCATCAAGACCCCCAATACTCTAGCTCATCTACTGTGGCATATTCATACCAACCATCACACTCCGCTACACCCAACAAGAAAGCTTTCTTTTCAGCTTCAGTATCGAACGTGTAAGTCTTTTTAGTGTATCCTTCTTCTGGTTTCTCGATACCTTTGACGGCTTCAGTTCCCCAGATCATAGTTATTTTTTCCATCATTCTCTCTTTCTTTAAAATTATTTCGAATCATAATCTGATTTTTATCCCATAGTCAATAGCATTTTATAACTTTTTTTAAAAAAATATTGACCTTTTTTCAGGGATACTACATATTGTGGTATTAAACGAACAGCATACTATATGTCGAGACGCAAACATTTAACACCACAGCAAATAAAATTTGTAAATCTTCTGGTATACAACGAAGGACGCAAGACCGCTACGGATTGTGCTATCGAAGCGGGCTATGCGAAAGACAGAGCAAGAAGCACGGCATCTGAGCTACAGAACTCAAACTATTATCCTCTTGTTGTACAGGAAATCACAAAACTTCGAAAAGAAATTAACGAAAAATATCGTGTATCTTTTGAAACCCATATGCGTGACCTAGAACAGATTAAACAACAAGCGTTAGAAAATGGATCGTATGCAAGTGCTGTCCAAGCGGAGGTCGCACGCGGAAAAGCAGGCGGACTTTACATAGACCAAAAAATTATTAAGCACGGAAAGATAGACCAACTCACACCAGATGAAGTGCGCAAGGAGCTACAAGCGATAGCCGACCAGCTCAATCCAAAAATAGTGGAGGGAGAAGTGGTCGAGGAAGGCCCAGTAGACCGCAAGCGTAAAAAATAATTTATTTGTCTATGCAGAGACCGTTGTCTAAAACAATTTTTTCTTCTGTTTCAATCCAAACTTTAGCGCCGCATGAAAGTGGTTTGTCTTTGGAATAAACTATTTTTGAAGGCCCTTGTATATCAACTTCGTGTGCATAATCATTTGATTTATAAGTTTTAACAGTGATTACAGGGTCATTCTTTTTGTTTTTAGAATTACTTCTTATCTTGTGTTGATTAACGTGTATTATTTTTTTCATGTTTCATTAATGTATTTTTTTAACATATCAAGAACCCACGGGTTGTCTCTAAATACACCAATCATAAAATTAGACAACTGATTAGTGACGAGCTCCTCTGCGTCATCTTCTTTCAGAGGGCCATTCGCTTGGTTGAGACCACTAATGTAGACCGCGGCATGCATTATCTCATGAAATGTAGTGTTGCACCTTTCTTGCCCACACAAGTCATGCTGTATTAATATCTCCCCGGGTCGAGCACGGAACTCGCCGTAGCTGTCTGTCATGTCATCATTAATAAAATCTGGCCTGACGTATTTAATTTTTATGTCCCTGTACCCAATCTTAACTTTCGTTGGATACCCTCTCATCTTAACCTCTGAGCCTTGAGACAGCCTACTTTTTTTGCCCATATTTTTATCCCTATAGAGTATTTCTGCTAGCTTCTTATTTCTAAAATACTAAATTACGCACACGACTACAAGGAAACAGTTAAAAATTACCTCTGATTACCTCAACATTACCTCTATGAAGTAATTTTTTTGTTGTTATATATCAATAGTTTACTTCAATATTTCCTCTAGATTACCTCATTACCTCTAAAATTACATTTGTGATCTCAAAAATAGAAAGCTAGCGAAAATACTCTTACAGAGGTAATTTATTTCCTCTTCCCTTGTCCGTTGTACGTTTTCCTTGAATATCGCTTATTGGGGCGCTTCGCATGCCTCCCGGGTCGTCGTATACGTTTCTTGGTAACATGTTCATCATTGAAAAATTTGCTCTTTTTGGCCATTATTCTGCCATAATCTTGCCATGAATGTCAGCCACTTGACTGCGCAACAGCTCGATCTCTGCCGAGCACCAGTCGGCCTCTAGATATCTTGTCTGCTGTATGCAGATCGTAGTCAACAAAGCGATAATCGTAACACTAACAAACATTCTCCACGTCATTCGATCTCCTGTATAACAATAACTAATCTATATTTTTCTTTCGATCCTATAATAGCATTGGGTATCAAGTCTATCTTTTTAATATCAAACTGTGTATTGGGGTTAGAACCAAAACCCATGGGCACAGCAAGAGAAACCCTAGCACTTGCGCCCTCTGGACTTTGACAAAACTTCTCCAATCGAGCTACCAGCTCTTTCGTTGTCCACTTAACCATAGTATTTTTCGCACCTTTTCAACCATTTATACTTATAATCATCCATCCGTTGACCCTCAATCGTGAACAATTGATACTCTAGCGCCCTTGACACCATGAGAATCACGCCCACCTCCATCTTAGTCCCAAACAACGCGTCATGCGCCATCGAATAAGCGGCCAGTTGGATGAAGTAATCTTCAATCCACTCCGCTTTTTTCGGCTTGTTCGTCTGCTTGAAGTCTATGATCGCTGGCTTGCCGTTCCATACACCCACACAATCGGTCGTCCCACCATAGAACGTAGGATAATACAGAGCAACCTCTGTCCCCCAGAACTCGTCAATCGAAGGAAAAGCACGTTCAATAATAACCTTGGCCATACGCTTGCCAATCACGCCATCATTGGTAACATCATCGTACCCTATTCCTCTGATGTGGCACTCGAGGAACTTGTGGACGGCCGTTCCGACGCTGGCGGCTTGATTCCGTATCGCCTCTGCCGTCTCTTCGCCAACTCTATTGCGCCACTTTTGTAGACTTTTCTCGTCTTCCTCTGACTTTGTGTTGGAGAGGATGGTCGTGACGGAGGGAAGAAGCTTGTTCTGACCTTCGTAATAACGCCTGCCATTAACTTTTTTGCGTCGAACTTCAGCATACGGGTATTTGTTCGTGATGAGAGAGTTAAGGTTTTGAATGGCCATTCAACTTGAGTTTCTTTACTTTCTGTCCAGCGAGATGCTCTATGGTCTTTGAGATAGACATCTCCATACCTAGTTTGTCCGTAAGCGCCTCAGCTATAGCCACGAGCTCTTTGTATGTCTTTTTGTTTACAGAGACAGAACTGTACTTTCGAATGTCTGGCATCCTTTACCTTTCTATATGTTATTTTATTTACAATGCATGTCGGAGTCGAGCTGGTCCCATTGCCTGTTCTAGGCAAACTTCAAGTTCTTTCACTTGATCACGAAGCGCCTTGTTTTGTTTCTCTAGAACATCAACTTTGTTCTTCAAACTTGCCGCCTCACCAGCCAGTACAAAACTATGCACTGGAAAATCATCCTCTAAAACCATGGAATCCTCCATATTTTGTTGTAATGTACCTCAACATATAGTAGATTGTCGTAAACATGTCAACCAGAAAGGTACCTTATGCGCCAAGAACTATCAAACAACAGACCTTGCTATAAAGAAACTATCAAAGATCAAAATGGTATGCCCTATGTCATCACATTGTCGTTCTCTGAAGACCAGATTAGAGAAGTTTGGATCAATGGTGGAGGCAAGTCTGGCACAGAACGCTTTGATATTCTTACAGAAATTGGACGTATTGTATCTGTTGCCTTACAACACGGAACCCCACTAGAAGAGCTCGCAGCTTGTGCAACGTATCACTCAAGTGGTGCACCATCTACTGTGGTTGGGTGTGTGTTCGATAGATTAAAAGAGATCAGCTAGGATCTTCTGGTTCAAAATCAATAACAAACTCTGCATCTGGGTCTTCATCGTAGTGCCTGCGCACAGTCTCTTCTATGATTTCAGACACATGTAGAGGTATGTAAACGATCTTGCCGTTGATGTGTTGCTTGTATCTAGACTTACATTTTGAACAATAGAACACATTCTTCTGCGTTCCAAAAGGCCTCATCATCGCTGTGTTCTGACACGAAGGACAGAGAGACACGTAGATGATGTTATCATCGGTCACGAACCTTTGGCATTGCCCCAGTTGTCCGCGATAACGCAGTCCACCTTGCTCGGTACGTTGAGTTTTATGCAATGCTCCATAACTTTAATAATCCTTTTCGCCTGTTCTTCATCTTCGATAGAGATGTTAAGTTCATCATGAACTTGTATGTGTGGTATGATACCATCTTGTTCGTACAAGTCCACCATTGCTTTTTTTGTTTGATCTGCAGCCGAACCCTGCAGTAATTTGTTTAACGCTTTGTATGTATATGCTTTTTTGTAACCATGTTCTCCAAGTGCCTCAATAGCTTCTTTTTCTGTTTTATAAAAACCAGACACTCCCCACCTTACAGGAACATAACCAAACGAACGACACCGTCGTCCGTAGACCGTAGTTACATAACCCTTGCTCTCCATCGCATTCATAGCTCGTTGTGATAGCTTCTTAACAAAAGGAACTTTGTCGTTGTATTCATTAACCAAGGTCTCCGCTGTCTCATCATCGATACCAAGCTGTCCTTTCAACTTCGCTCGACCCATGCCATAGAACAAACCAAGATTAATATTTTTTGCAACCTTACGTTCGATCCCTGCCATGTCCGCAACCATGTCATGAAAGTCTGCGTCACCACCTTTGTAGCCTTCAATAAATTCTTTCGTTTCCATACTAGGTCTCTTTGATTGATATGTGAAACCGTCTGCTATGTTTACTTTCTCTGCAAAGTGCACACACATTCTAGGTTCTTGTTGTGAGTAGTCAAAGCTCCCCCACTTCAGACCCTCCTCTGGTATAAACAAAGAACGTATCTTGTTCTTAATCTCTTCGTTACGAGCTGGGATCTGCTGTAGGTTTGGGTTACTATAACTAAACCTACCGGTCACTGTGCCTTTATTGTCACTACGCATCTGATGTATCTCAGAGTGTATGCGTCCTTTGTGTTGATGGCGCATGATACTGTCTATAAATGTGGTGTATGCTTTGTTAGATTCTCTGGCAGATACAATAAGTTTGGCAAGTTCCGATTCGTGTTTACTTAAAAAGTCTTTTGTAAAACTAGGTTTGCCTGTTGGAGTCATGTCGTATTTTATATTTAAGTTATCAAATGCTTTGGCCACAGAGGCAGCTGCCCAAACATTAACATCAACATTAGAAAGTTTTTTAATTTTGTGTAGCGCGGCCTGCTCGTCTCTAATCAATTCTTTCTTTGCATCCTCTGCCGCTTGTAAATCTACTCTTACACCCTGTGCTCTCATGTCAATCAAGCAAGGCTGTAATCTAGTTTCAAGGTCGTATATCTGTTGCAGGTTCTGATCCTCTATTTCTTTTTGATTGTGAAAGAATAAATCGTACGTGAGCCGTGCATCTTGTTCCGCGTAATGTCCTACGTAGAGACTGGGTATCTTGTACATTTCTTTCTTTGGATCGATACCTTCACTCTTTGCATATTCAATAAGCTCGTCCTCGTTCTTGGTTGTGCCTAATTTATCTTTAGCTAAACTATTCAAAGTAAACGAGAATCTATTTTCATCTATCAAAGCACTTGAAATCATTGTGTCATGTATAGTACCATTTACGGTTATGCCCATGTGTCTTAGCCAACCGATATCATAGGACGCATTATGAAATATTTTTGGCATGTCATACGACAGTGTCTTCTTTATCCAAGGGATAACTTTGTCTGGGTCTAAGTTGTGACCCTTTTGATGAGCTATCGGATAGTATGCTTGCCAATCTTTGGTAGCTAATGCAAACCCTGTAACATAACCATTGCCGGTTGCCCAACCAGACCCATGAGTTAAAAGTTTTAAATCACATGTTTCTAAGTCGACTGCGAGGTACTTCTCTTGTGATAGATCTGGAAAATATTCTTCAACCATCCACTCAGTCCACAGACTTGATTTCGTATTCTTCTCCATACTCGTCCTCCAAAATCATTAAAGCGAAATGTATTATCTTTCTAACGTCTTTTGCTTTTCCTTTCTCAGAGTGACGAGACACATACTTTACAATGTTGCCCTCTCTCCAGCCTAACTTATTTTTTACAATGTAATCTGTAGGCTGTATGCTCAAGGCTCTATAGTGAGCGCCATCGACTTGTATATCTCTCCATCCCATTATGCGACTTCCTTTCTTTGTTTGTATGCTTTGTGCACTTTATCAAAATCAAAACGAAACTGTCTGTTTGGTGACATGTAAATGTACATTCTCTTTTTAGCTCTTGTGCAAGCAACATAAAACATTCTGTTGACCGCATCTTTCTCAGCGTGATCTACACTATTGTATCTTTTGTGAAAAGGCATTTCCATGTTACCAACAACTACTGTGTTCTCGTCCTCTCCACCCTTCATACTGTGTATTGTGCAAAGTTTTATCTTAGGGTTTTTATCAAAAATATCAACACCTTGATCAATACAGTCCATGATATATTTCTTCTTCTTTGTCCATTCAGGATAACTAACGTTTCCAAAAGCCTCTTTCCAATTTACTGAAAAGTCTAATCCAAACGCCTGCTTTAAATCTTCTGCTTTGTATAATTGGTCTGGGTCCAATGTCTCCCATTGTTTCGGTTTAAAGTTTTTTGGTTTGACTAATGTCCTGTATTGTAGAAGATCAGATCGCGTAACATCTTTACCTTGTTGCAATCTGAAAAAACATTTTAGTGCTGCTGTGATTCTAGCGCCAACAGGATAATGCACATAACCCTTGGCCGTGGTCTGTATAAACCAAACTGTTTGTCGTATTAAAAGTTCTTTTACCTCTTTCATGATTGGTGCTCCTGTCACCATGATAGTCCATGACTCGTTATCTTTTATTGGTATCTGTGAAAAACGATCTGTGTAATGTATTTCTCCTTCATGTTCATGTTTAGAATAATATTTTTTTTCTTGTCTATTTTTTATGCCAGAACTAATAAGTTCAGAGAACCAAATGTGTTGGTTAGTGAGCCTGTATGATTTTTCCAATACTTTTATTTTACAAATGGATTTGTAAGCATTCAAAAAATATTTAACCTCTCCACCATTCCAATCAAAGATGGCTTGATCATCGTCTCCTGCTAGATATAAATATTCAACTGTCCCTTTGTCCATGATCTTTTTAATAACTTGCCACTGACACCAAGAGGAGTCCTGTGCCTCATCTAGAAAGACAGCACGATATCGTTTGAAAGCATCGATCTCTAATGCATTAAGTATTTGATCAGTAAAGTCGTGCAACTTGTTGTTTTCTTTGTACAAATCCCAACTTTTTATATACCTTTCTAGCCTGCTCCATTTGTAATTTCTTTCATTTAATTTAACAAACGCCTCTCTCAAAGTTATGTTTGCGACTCTGTACAAGTTGTAGACCTGCACCACAAAATTGTTGTCCATGTCGCCACCAAACTCTCTCTTTACATCTCCATCTTCTTTCTTAGCCCAAAAATCAAAATCATTATCGTTGATCAGTCTGGACTCTCCACCTTTCATAAAACCATTGCACAGTCCGTGGATCGTGGCGAATGATTCGTAACCCTCAGTCTTTTTTGTAACGTTCAATCTGTTTCTAACTTCGTCAATACCTTTGTTGGTGAATGTTATGTAACAGATGTCTTCTGGTTTAACACTCTCTTCTTTAATTAAGTGACTAACTTTTTTTATTAGTCTGTCTGTTTTTCCTGTTCCGGGTGGACCAAAAATTTTTTCAGCTTCTTTTATTTGTACACTCATAGTGGTTCCTCTTTAATAATCTCTTTTGGTTTGATGTCTGGTTCTTCTAAATTTAAAGTGCTCTCACTGACCGACCACACCGCTTTAGTTTTATTGTTTATGTTTAATCTTTTACTGACCGCACCTAAACCCGGATTGTCAGAATCAGCAGGTCTTTTTAAAAAGTCCATTAGCATTGAAGAATCTTTTGCATTTTCTTTTATGGCTTTGGTAGAAATCAAAGCACCATACAGATCTGAAAATACAAAGTAGATTACTTTCTTATCCGTGTCGTGCCACGAGGATCCTTGAAGTAAACTTTCTCGATTCTCCCCTTGTCCTGTTCCTAAAAACCACTCGTTAATAGATTCTTTTATTCTATCAAACCTTCCAACACCTTCTGGTAATTGAACATGAGTCATACGTTCTCTCATCTGAATACGCATCCAATCATCAAAGTTTGCTGCACCAAGTCCTGGAGGTTTTGCATCTAAAATAAGTCCGACTTTTTTTCTCCAATTTTTTTCTTCAAATAAATCATCTGATTCCATTCTGGCTGTGACTCCATTCTCAAAAGTCACATAATAAAATATTGGCTCATCATACACTTTGTCTATGGATGCTATTATAGGATATCCATCACCCTCCTCCATGGTTCGTTGCACACCAAACTTTCTTGACATACAAGTAACTCTGTCACAAAAACTGCTCATTGGTTCTTGCTTGCACAGGTAGTGATAATTAGAATTGTCTGCTTCCTCTAACTCTACATTTTCGTCCAACACTTGTCTGTTCTGGTGTTCCATATGTCCTGTTACAGATGCATATATTCTAGACAGTTCAACTTCATTAAGAGGTGTGTCCACATAGTTTTGATTGATTTCTCTAAGCTCCATCAACCAATCCTCTTTGTTCTCTTCGTGCATTCTCTTCAACATGACTGCACAATTAAACAAAAAATTGTTTCGTCCTCCCTCACTGCACCCATTGAGAGCTATGCAGTTATTGCAAGGCGGACCCTTTGGAAATATTATGTCTGTCTGTACGTTTAAATCGTCTATCTTTGTAAGAGCTTTCTCTTCATACTCATTGTAAAACTCTTCTAAGGACAATATCTTTAGTCCACTACTATCTAATTTTAATGCATACCTTTGACAATTTTTTTCATCAAAATATGGAGCGTTCACATAGTTTCCTGTCTGCCCTCTAAGTAGTTTGTTTTGTTTTGGAAAAATTTCCGCATCCTTATAACCAAGCAGAGCGCTTGCCTGCTTCAACTTTTTTTGTAAATCTTTTGCTTTGACTGCGTT